ATTAATCTATAAAACTGCTTCATCTATATCCTTCTGATGGCCTTGGTGGCGTTATGCCACTGGCGTTTGTTGGATTAATTGTTGTTCTTCAGGGGTTAATGTCTCTGGTACGAATTGCGCCTTGAGAGCAAGATTTTCCTGCTGAAGCTGTTGCATCATTGCCGCATTCTCGTCTTTCTTATCGAGATAAGTCAGAAGCGCGTTCTTTTTTGGAATATGAACAAGGAAGTTCTGAGCCTGAAGAAGGAGCCGCTCAGGAAACTGAGGAAAGTGCTTTTCTTAAGGCGATAAACTCTCTAGGCGCTGAACGCGAAGGGCAGCCTGTTACGGTTAGCTCAAAGGAAGAAGTAAAGAACGCCTTGCAAATGTATAAGGATTATACTTCAAAGACGCAAACGCTCTCGGAAGAGAGGAAAGGTTTTGAGTCTGAGAAGTCCCAAGCAGAGCAAGTCTTTCAAGAATCTGTCCAAGAGCTTAACGCATCAATCGAAAAGCACCAACAACAGCTAGCGGAGTTGGAACAGTGGAGTTTTGCGCTTAATCAACTTAAGCAAGAGGCCCCCGATCTTTTCGAGGAAGTGCAGCGCAAGTATGACGGCGTTAAGAGTCAATTTTCTAATCCAATTCTTGAGCAACAGCTTAAGGCAATCAGAGAGGAAATGGAGCCACTTAAGAAATCTCTTCACCAGCGTGAAAATGAGGTTATCTTAAAGGGTTTCGAGTCTGAGTTTGATGCTGAAAAAGCAATTGAGCAATCCTTAAAGGAACTCGGTGTCAATGTTGATAAGGAAGCGGTTAAAAGAGAATGGGCCAGCACCGGACTACCTGTTAAAAAGGTTATTGGAGCGCTTTATGGTGAACAGATTCTAAAAGCTCAAGCCTCAAAGGCGAAGGTTGCGACTGTTCAAAAGAAAGTAGCGGCAAAACCCACTGGAGCGGCCACTGCATCCCGCCCAGGTTCAAGAGCCCCTGAAGTCAGAGGCACAACGAATTACTTAGATGCTGCAATGAAGTTATATAATTCTTATAAATAAAGGATAACAAATGGCTATTACAATTTCACAGGTTCAAGCTATTACGCATGACCTAGTTCTCAAAGTTCTACCGGATAACGTCTACAAATCTGCCGCAGGCTTTCGTCGTTTCTATGAGAAGCGCGTAAAGCTCTCAGGCGGTAATGACATTGGTTCACCCGTAATTATTGGCGGAGAAGATGACACGACTGGTGGATGGTATTCAGGCGCAGCTACTTTAAACGATAGCGAGAAGGATGATATTACTCGCGCTAAGGTTGACTGGAAGCAGACTTACGAGACCGTTCTGATCTCTAAGCTTGATATCATGAAGAACGGCGGCACTGCTCAAATTCTTCCACTTCTTGCCTCAAAAGTTCAAATTGCCGAGAAGCGTTTCAAGGCCCGCCTTGCTAACGGCGTTTTCTCTGACGGCACTGATTCACTCGTGTTTAATGGCCTTCAGCAAATCATCGGAACCGGCTCTTATGCCGGTCTTGCTGCTTCTGATTTCACTGATGAAGATGGAAACAATGCTTGGCAGGCTCAAATCAAGTCAAACTCAAGCGTTGACCGTGCCCTGACTGGTTCATTGATTCAGTTCGCTATGGGCGCATCTTCAGAAGATAGCGATAAGCCTTCTGTTGCATTCATGAAGCAGAATGTTTACGACCAACTTTGGGCCATCCTTGAGCCACATCAGCGCTTAATGGCTGAGGGTGCAGGCCTTTCAGGTCTTGGCGGCGATCAATCAAAAGTGTTGATCTATAACGGCATTCCGATGCTTATCGATTCACACATGAAAGCTAAGTCAATCTTCTTCGTAAATGAGGACTATGTTAAGTTGTATGTTCACTCTCAAGAAGATATGGCCGTTCAGTCATTCAAGCAATTGGAAGATGTTAACGCAGTTAAAGAGCGTATGCTTTTGACTGGTAACTTGCTTTGTAACAATCGCAGATTCCAGGCTGAGCTTGCTGATATCGCTGTAAGTGCTTAATAAAAACGGGGCAGGGAAACTTGCCCCATTAATTTAAAAGGATAGAAAATGAAAATTTTAGCTCTAGCTTTGACAATTGTTTCTTTTGAAACATTTGCTCAAGCAAAAAACTACATTAACGCCGCTGGAACAGTGGTAACACGCGAAGCGGAATATTCAACTGTTGTTAACTCGGCTTCTGCTGCTTTAACTGTTGGCCAAGCGGTATGTCATGACTTGACTGCTGATGACGGAATTAGTGTTGATTATTGTACTGCTAGCGGTATGCCTTTGGGCCTTATCGTTGACACAAGCTGTGCTGTTGGCGCTCGTTGTAAGTTGATCAAACGCGGATTCTTTGAGTCTGCTGCTTTTGCACTTGCTGGCGGCGGTAACGCTGTGGCCGGGTCTGCTGGTTATGCCCATACCGACGGAACTCTCTACGGAGATACTACTGACGATGACAAGCATCCTGTAGGCGTGTTCCTTGATGCTGCTTCTGCAACTGGCGCGGTTCAGTTCTTTGTTAAGCCGTAACTTAACCCTGGGGGCGCTCTTTTTGGGCGCTCCCTTTTTTATCTATCCCGGAAAGGTTGCAGAGCCGCAGCTTTATCAAGCCCTTTTGTTTCAATGTCTGGCCATTATTCTTGCAATAACCGGCGGGCAATCACATAAGAAAATCACTATCATCTCTCTGGTGGCAGCATTTTTTATCGTAACCACTTCAGAGATTTTTCACATTAGCGCATTTTATCAGGCGCAGAACATATTGAGCGGTGTGCTCTTTTTGTACGCTATTAAGCCAAGTGACTACCCTTTAATTAAAAAACTCCTAGGCATTTCGTGCCTCATGTCTTGTTTGTTTGTCATGGTTCAGCTTTTAGGGATTGACCCCTACTCTCAATTTATGAGCTTTTTTGGTTATCAATCTGTTGGCCTAAACCCTCACCCTGCTAGCGGTTCACTGGGTAACAAGATTCATTCAGCGCTGTTTGTCATCGCCACCATGTTTTTTATTAGTCCCAAATTATGGATAATCCCTCTAGTAACAATGCTTTTCATGGATTCTCAATTGGCAATGGCCTCGGCATTCATTGGGGCGTGTTCATTTTTCTCATATAAAAGAAAAGAGTTTGAACCTCTAATAATCTCAGCAATCTCAATATGCGGAATAGGAGCCTTCTCTTTGTTTGGCTCAGGCATGATCTTTACGGGTAGACTTGAGACATGGACGGCCTTTTTAAAATGGTTCGGGATTAAGCCCCTCGGCGCAGGGGTAGGGTATATCGCTATTCATTTCAAAAACGTGCATAATTATGCGGGTCAAATATTTAGCAATCTTCATTCAGAATTATTTGAGGTTTATGCCATTGCTGGCATTGTGGGTCTTGGATTGTTTGTAATGGTCGCAAGAGATATTCTTAACCCCGGAAAACCTGAGCTTAATGCGTGTCTAATTACTCTACTATTTAGCTGTTTAGGTAATTTCAGTTTTCACATTGCCCCCCTATTCATAGTGTTCGGGGCTTGTTACGCTATACATATAAAAAAGGAGCCATCATGGCACAATCAGCAGTAAAGAAAGCAACATTTCCTATCGGGCCACTTCGCGCTGTAGTTATCGAGGTAACACACACCGATGTAACTTCTTCAACAATCACAACCGCAGACCACGGTCTCTCTAACATCGTTTTGGCCGTTGCAAACAACGAGACGGGCGATACTGATATCTTGGTTCAAAAGAATACAAACTCAGGCGGCGCTGCACTTGGTTCAGTTTACACAACTAGCGTCACCTCAAACGATGTTGTAACTTATTTGCTATTAGGTAACTAATGGGCTGGAATGGTGCTGATCTTGTCAGTGATTTCTCGGCTGAGTTAGGGGATACATCTACTTCATTTCAGACAAAAGTCCTGAGATGGATAAATGATGGCATTCGAGACATTGCCACAAGTCATAACTGGCATTTCCTAAGAGAGAAGGGTAAAGTTATTTTGGCCAGTGGTCAGGATTCCCACCTTATCCCTCTGACGGCACCTAGCGCGCCAACACTGGCCGCCTTAGCTGGAGGGTCACTTACTGCAAGTTCAGTCTATAAAGTGATTATAACTTTTTATGAGGGAACCGCAGAAGTTGAGTCAAAAGCTGGTACAGCATCAGCATCAATCACGCCAACGGGCGCAAACTTATCAATCACGGTTAGCACTATTCCGGTTAGTGCAAGCACTCTTGTCACTGCTAGAAAAGTGTATTTATCAAAAGACGGCGGGGCTTATAAGTATTACTCGACCATCTCAAATAATACCGCGACAACAACAACGATCACAGTAGACACAACTAGTACAATCACCCCTCCTGATTATGATGCGATTCATATGATTGACGGTGATTTTTGGCTAGCTGATGACAGAATGCTCGAGGGCTATACGGCTCAAAGATTAAAGTTTGAAACAAATGGAACTGTATCGAATGGTACGCCGTCTATTTGGGCTCCTATTAATGAAGAAGAAATCTTGGTTTATCCGAGACCTTCTTCTGCCACAACCGCAGACTTTTATTATTTTAAACTCCCTGCACAGGTTTTTAATGATTCTGATTCTCAACCACAGATTCCCGCATGGCTCTTTGATGACTTATACAACTATGTCGTATGGAGAGGCTACGCCTACAGAGATCGCGACGGAAAAGAGTCAAAGCAGATTAACTATAAACAGGGATTGCGTGAAACAATCTCAAGAAAAGGAATGCCCGTTAAGAAATCAGGCCGCATTCGCTGCGTGACTGGAGATTCTGACGGCTATCTAATCTAATGCCATTAAGCAGAAGGGCCATAAAAAAGGCCAGAACTTTTAACATGGGTGTCTCTTACCGCGTTGCCGAACGTGGCGAGAAGTTTCTCGATGCTCGAAACGTAATGTCATTACAAAACCGTCTCGATACTCGTTTTGGAAGCTCAAGATATAATGCCACATCGGTTGGTGGTTCAATTACTTCTCTTTCATTTTTTGTTAACTCAAGCTCGACTAGATACTGCATCGCCAAGAGTGGGACAAATCTTTACACCGTACCAACCACAGGGGCCTCTACTTCTATTAAGTCAGGGCTAACAACTGGCGCGAAGCACAGGGGAATAACTGGTAACGACAGGCACTTTATTGCCGTTGAGGGTGATGGTGTTTATTCATTCAATGGAACAACATTCACTCAATTAGGTCAGGCTCCACCAACTACCGGAAGCGTCGCTCTTGCCGCTGGCACCGGGCTAATTGATGCAACTACTTATCAAGTCCAATTAACTTTTTACGCATCATCTATTGGATTTGAAACTAATCCCTATAGCTCTGCGAACATTCTCACAACCACAGGCAATCAAACTATTGCGGTCACAGCTATTCCAGCAACGGCAACGAACGCGCTAATTGATAAGGTTCGTGTTTATCTCAAAGACATAACAAACGATGGCGTGGCTTTATTTGTCACAGAATTAAGTTTGGGCACAACGACAACAAACGTCACAACGATACCCACAAGCACTAGAACACCCCCGTCTACTCACGGGCAACCGGCAACCAATGCAAAGTATTTAACCCTGTTTGATTCTAAATTAGTATTAGCGGGCTATTCTGCATTCCCAAATGAAGTTTACTTCAGCGAGGCTGACTTGCCTGATGCCTTTAATGACACCGACAATGCGCTTGTTTTAGTGGCTCCAGGGCAGGGCCCTGTAACAGCGGTGGCAACCGGTTTATTCAATGATTCTGCACTTGACCCGTTTCTGGTTATATTTAAGCGCAAGTCAACGCATATTTACTCAGAAGTTGGTGGCCAGTCTAAATTTGTCACAATCTCGAACGAGGTTGGTTGTGTGTCTCAGGATACGATTCAAATTAGAAATGGTGCAGTTTACTTTTTATCAGAGGAAGGTTGGAGGGTCGTTGTCAATGGTTCACTTCCAGAAACATCAGGCAAGTCACTTACTCTCGCAGGCGGTGACCTTGATGATATATTCAAGTCAACCGGCTACGTCTATGAGGTTAACAGAAATCAGCTAGCAAACTCGTTCTCTGTTTATTACCCTACACTAGATCAATACATGACTTGGGTGGCCGAGGGGAATAACTCGGTTTTTGATAAAACCTATGTTTTTGAGTTTGATACAGGTTCATTCAAGCCGTGGTCATTTTATCAACCGGCAACATGTGCCGTATTGGGTGAAAACTCATCTGGCCGTGATATGGTGTTATTTGGCACATCAAACGGCTTTATAATGAAGCATTCTATTATGGAGTCACGCTCTGATGTTGATTCGTCTAATACAGAGCAAGCCATAGACTCTTTTGCGGTTATGACATGGGTGCCTGATAATGGTGATCTCGATGCTACCTATAATTTTAGGGAGCTTATTATTAAAGCAATCGCGTCAAGTAACGCGCTAACGGTTAAGGCATTTCTTAACTATGACACTTCCATGGTCTCAGATTATTCTTATTCATTTACTGACCCCTCAACTGGTTTTATCCTAGATGAGTCAATACTAGATGAAGGCGTTTTCAACGATGAGAGAACTATCGTGAGAGCGCGAGCTGATATTAATCGAGTTGGTGACGTTGTTGCCATTGGGTTTTATCAAAACATCGCAGGCGCAAACATGGGACTTATCGAAGCTCAATTAGACTTTTCAAAAAATGGGCAAGGTGGAGTATGAAACAATTCTTTTTAATCTTATTTTTTATTTTAACAGCATATGAGGCCCGAGCAGTTTGCTCTTCTCCTATTGCTAGAACTAACGCCTCGGCCAACTCGGTCTTAACATCTACTCGATACAATACAGACTTAAATACTGTTTACGATCATGTGAATGATATTGACGGCGATTGTATTACAGATAGCACAATTGATTTTGCAAAGATTGACACGTCAACCGCTGCGCCACTTACCGATGCAGTTAAAGAAGGATGTGCTCTTTCATTTAGTGACTCAAACACTATTAGCGTAAGCAAGTGCTACATTACTGTTAACGGGAATCAGATTGAGAAAACAACAGCAACGACTGTGACATGGGGCTGTGGTTCGTGTTCGGCTGAAGTTTCAGCCACGACTTATTATATTTACGCAACGAGCGCCTCTACGTTAACGCTAAAAATCTCAACCACTGCGCCAGATGGATACGGTTACAATTCAACTGATAGAGTCTTGGGGCGCTTTTATAATGACTCATCTTCAGATATTGATCGCAGGACAATTACTGACTGGATAGTAACTGGTTTTGTCGCTGATAATCGCGGGCCATCAGATTTTATTCATCTCGGCACTGGTGCGGGCCACGGCTCAACTAATACGCGAGTACGGAGAATTGAAACCACTTTCGGAAGCAATGGATCAATGGCCTCTGCTTGCACTCAATCAGCTACGCTTGGCACGTCTTGCACGGTTCCTAGTGATGGTCTTTATTCTGTAACATACATTGATTATGCAGTCGGCGGCGTGTGCCAGGTAGGTATCAACCTAAATGGTTCAGCTCTTACGACAACTATCGGCTCTCAAACATACGCACAGGGACTAAGGGCGCGAATCAATACCGCAACATCAAATAGCCCCACAGAAGCATCAGTGGTCTTGAGCTTAAAGAGTGGTGACATTGTTCGCCCAATGACTGACGGTGGTTGTGATAATACTGCAGCATATGGAACTCAATTTTCAGTCACTAAACTATCTAACTAGGAAAGATTGATGTTTAAAAAATTAAGTAAATCAATCGGAAGAATTGCGGGAAAAGTAATTGACCCGCTTAATCTCACTAAGGGGAAAGCAGGTTCTTTTGGAGAGGGTCTCTTTGGTGGCGGCAACATGTCGGATATCCTTCTTGGAAAAAAACAAGGTGGACAATCGGCCGATGCGATTGCGGCTGAAATCCGCGCCGCTCAATCTCAGGGCATTGCATCAGCTCGTCAAGGCTTAACAGACTTAAACAAAGCTCTAGAAACTCCCGCAGACCAAATGGTTCGCAACCAGTTCGCCACTCAGCAGAGAGGCATGGTTACGGGCGCAGAAGATGCGAGAAGAAAAGCTCAAGAATTAATGGCCCGAAGAGGACTACAAAACACCTCTTTAGGATTTAGAGCAGAGCGCGGAGCGGTTCAAGATTTAGCTAATCAAACATCAGCACTTAATGCACAATTACCGGGCGCTATTCGTCAACAGCAAATGGCCGATGCTCAGGCGCGAATAAATGCAGGACAGGGATTATTTGGCCAGCTAGGTGGGGGCGCAGGGGTTCAGTTTAAACCAGTTCAATCGCAGCGCTCGGGTGGCTTGCTTGGAATAGCCGGGGCAATTGCTCCACTCGCTGGCACCGTTGCGGGTGGAATGATGGGCGGAGCCCCGGGGGCCATGGTTGGCGGGCAGGCTGGAAATGGTCTATCAACATTATTTAACTCAAGACAAAATCCAAACGCTCAACAAGGTATGTACGCATGACCGCAGAGGAAAGAATTGCACAAATAGCCCAGGGCTTTGGTCAGGGCATTCAAAACTTCCAAAGTCAGCAAGGAAAACAAGAGGCGCAAGCACTTCAAGAAGAAGCAAGACGCCGCCAGCAAGCCATGCAGGAAATTGAATTAGCTCAAACGTTGGGCAATCAATACGGTCGCGATATTATGCCTGAGCAGGTTCGCCCAATTCTTTCGGGTGGAAGCATTAATTTAGCCGAATTACTCGCATCGGCTCCGCAGTCACAAAAATCATTATCGGCACAAAATGAAGCTCAAAGACTTGCTCAGAAACAAGAACTAGACCATCAAAAGACGATAGCAGAAATCAATAAACTTAATCGCCCAGGTGGACAAATACAAGATCGCGCCGCTATTGAGTTTAAAAAAGAAATGGCCAAATCAAAAATTCCTGATTTTGACATTGCTGACCCTACTATATTGCCTTCTGCGAAAGATGCGGAGGAAGTTAAGAAAATGAACGTGGCTAACAAGAATTTTATCAACTCTGGGAATAAAGCACTTTCAACACTTGAGGGCGCAGATCGCCTTGATGCAACAGGGTTCACAAAGAAGGGTGGCGACTTTAATCAAAACGTCACAGAGATGAAGTTACAAGCCAAAGAGCTTGCAAACCTTGGTGTTCTCAATGGGCCAGATTTAAAGATTGTAGAAGATGCTCTCGGTGCAGCCCAGAGAGATATGCTTATCTATGGGCCAGAAGTTGCCAAGGAACGTATTGCAGGGTCTATGCAAACAGCCATTGAGAAGCTTGGAAACACTGCGGGTTCTCGTGGATACTCTCCTAAAAATATGCCAAAAATAAATTATCAGTTCAAGAATCAGGCCCCTGCCAATATGCCGGGATTTGTAAATGAAGCACAGGCAGCCGACCCTGACTTTCAAGAATATCAAATGCTATTAAAGAAGGCGGGCCAGTAATGCCACTAAACCCACAAGAGCAACAGCGACTCAATCAGCTATCTCAAAAATTTAGCCAAGGCGCTAGCCAAGTGGGATTAAGTAGCGCGGAAGTGGCGAGATTAGACCAGTTGAAAAAGAAGTTTGAGGCTCCACAAATTCAAAACACACCGGGGCAAGCCGCACTTCAGGGATTTGGTCAGGCCGCTACCCTTGGTTATTTGCCGCAACTTCAGGCCTTAGCAGAAAAGGGTGTTGATTGGGTCGCGGGCGATAACACTGACGAACAACTAAGGGCGCAGGGTTTTGACATTCAAGAGCCAACATATACACAACAAAGAGATGAGTTTATTGATGTCCAAAATAGACTACAGGAATCAAACCCCAATGCAATGATTGCTGGTAACGTTATTGGTGGCATTACTGCGGGCCTTGCAGGTGGTGCAATTGGTGGAGTCACAAAAGCCGCAACAGGCGCACAGAGACTAGCATCGGCCGCAAAGACTGGCGCAGCATTTGGAGCAATTAGAAACCCTGGCGAAACAGAGGGCGAGATTGACCCGGTTCAGTTTACAGATAGATTAAAAAACGCCTCAATTGATGCGGTCACAGGTATGGTTACTCAGGGCGGATTTGAGGTTATTGGAAAAGTGGCCAATGCCGTCAAGAATGCACCAGGCACATTAAAAGACTTCTCTCAAGCAAAGTCACTTAAGGCTGCGGGCGCAATGCTTAAAGACTTCAGAAAAGCCTATGGGAGAAATAAAGTTTCTGAGCTTGGCCAAACCATGATTGATAACGGTGTACTCGCTGTCGGTGATGACATTGCAGATATTGCAAAAAAATCAGAAATAATGAAGGGTGCAGCGGGTCAACGCGTTGGCCAGGTGTATCAACAGGCTGATGACATTATCAGTAAAATAAATGGCAAAAAACTATCTCCAAACATTCTTAAAGAATTAGACGACACTGAGCTAGATATGGGTAGATTTGCAGCCGAGTTCAGGGCTTACTTAACCAGTAAACTGCAAGGCAAGGTAGGCGCAAGACAAGTCTTGTCACGATTTGAAGGCGAACTAGATGACTTTGCTCAAAATGGTATTGTTAGCATGGAAAGACTGCAAGAGTTAAGGCGCTCAATTGACGACCAGATTGACTTTGCTAAGCAAGCCAAAGACCTTCCAGGTGTAGAGCAAAGCTTTCTTGAAATGAGAAACAAGCTAAACGATGTTGCAAAAAACAGAATTAAATTACTCGACAGAATAAACGGCACAAAACTTCTGCCTTCACTTGAAAAAGCCAATAAGGAATTTTCTAATCTTGCCGAGATTTCAAAGATCGCAAAAGATAAACTCGCAAGAGAGGAATCTAATGCAGCATTTGGACTAAGAGAGAGAATCTCTACAGGTGTTGGCGCTACTGTTGGCGGTATGATTGGGGGAATCCCAGGGGCCGCTGTTGGTGCAACACTAGGCGGGATAACTACAAAAGCAGCGAGACAGTACGGCACCCCATTTGTTGCCATTGCGACAAATAGAGTAGCAAGAGCACTAGAGGCTAATCCAAAACTATTGGGTTCATTTGCCGACCCACTACTTAAGGCTGCAACATCACCAAAAGAGCTTACCATTATGGTTAACTCAATGATGAAAGACCCGGAATTTAAAAAGAAAATAGACAAGATAAATCTAAACGATTTCAAGGGTGGAAATAAATGAAGATTAAACTTGTAGGCCCTGCGGGCGCTTATACAAATTTTGCAGAAATGCTAGACAGTGGAGTAATACTTTTCGAGGGTGGCAGAATCTCACACGTTACCCATGAGATGATTAAGGGCCAGACTATCTATGTCCACAATGAAGAAATTAAGCCTAGTTTGATGGAATCTAAACTAGAGCAGGAAGTAATTAAGAAAAAACCAGGCAGGAAGCCGAAAAATGAATCAAGAAATTGAAAACGAGAAAGAGTGGCGCAGATACTTAATGTCTGAGATTTCAGAGATTAAAAAGAGTCAACAAGAAACCCTTGTCACTCTAACCACTCTCAAGCTCAAGGTAGGCGCGATTAGCATGGTTTTTGGCGCTATCTCGTCAGTGATTTATCAATATTTACTGGGGAATAAATGAGAAAAGTCAAAAATAACATAGATGACCCCTACTCACTTAGAGATAATGGTGGGACGGGCCAGACCATCAATCAAACTATGCGCGGGATTCACACCGTCCAGGTTACAAATGAGTCTCAAGATAACTCAACAACAACAGCGCTAAATAACGGCGAAACATTTACAGGAGAATGGGAAGATGCCAGCAATTTCTCGACTATCGTATGCGCCATTAAATGTGATCAGGCCGCGACGCTTAGCCTTGATTTTTCACCGGATGGCACAAATTTAGATTCGAGCTTAACTTATACAGTTACAAGCGGAGTCAATGAGGTTCATCGTTTAGTCGTGACGAGAAGATACTTTAGAATCAGGATTGCAAATAATTCTGGTTCAAATATGACTTACCTTAGAGCGCAAACAATCTTTGGGAATCATAACATTTTAAGTTCTCCCCTTAATTCATCTATTCAATCTGATGCGGATTCAATTATTACGCGCTCTATTTTGTATGGACAAGATGATTCAGAAACATACCGCCCAGTTCCGGTTTCACCAGAGGGGCATTTAGAAGTAGAAATTCACGGGCCCCTAAATCCGTTCGGCTCTATTCACACAGAAAGCCTTCGCCCTGTTTTTCAGATTGATGCAGTTTATAAAGTTAACTCATCCCTAGTAGATCACACAATATCAGGAAGCGGCGCAGTCACTCAGTCGGACGCACAATTTGTTTTATCATCAGGCACAACAATTTACTCTCAAGCCGTTTTGCAATCAAGAAAGCGCTTAAGATATCGCCCAGGACAAGGCTCAGTCTGTAGATTTACGGCACTATTCACATCTCCCGTTGCTAGTTCTTATCAGTTGGCCGGAATGGGCCATGCGGAAGATGGATATTATTTTGGCTATCTTGGAGCAAGTTATGGGATACTCCACGTTAGAGGCGGAAAGAGAGAGATTCAGACCCTCACTATTTCAACAGCATCAAGCACGACCGAAAGTGTAACTGTTACCCTCGCCGGCACGGCCTTTAGTGTTCCGGTTACAAACTCAGCGAACACGCTTAGAACCGCTTACGAAATTTCTTCATCCACTTACGCCGGGTGGACTTGTCAGCAAGTCGGCTCAACGGTTGTCTTTCTTGCGGCAAGCTCAGGAAATAAAACCGGCACATTTAGCATTGCTGGTACAACTGTTATTGGCGCATTCACAGAGACTAGAGCAGGAGTAGCTTCAACAGATACCTTTATTGCTCAAGCAGACTGGAATGGAGACAAGCTAAATGGAACTGGTGGCTCTAGCGTAACGATTGACCCCACTAAGGGAAATATTTACCAAATCCAAATGCAGTACCTTGGTAGTGGCCCAATGGTTTTCCAGGTTAGAATCGGAAGTGTATCAGGGAATAATGCCACATGGGTCACTTGTCACACGATCAACAATCCAAACGCACTAACACAGACACACGTTTTAAATCCGTCATTTCCATTTACTGCTGCTATTTATTCTGCCGGCTCAACCACTGATCTAACAGTAAAGAGTGGTTCATTTGCAGGATTCATTGAGGGTAACAAGGTTTTGCATGGTGGAAGATTCACTTATTTTAACTCGCTAACGACTGTTGCCGCAGTAAACTATCAAGCACTTTTCTCAATTAAAAACTCGCTCACATACGCAACAAAAGCTAATCAATCAGTAATTAATCTTCTTTCTGTTTCTGGCGCAGTTAAGCATACCTCGCCTGTGATTTATTACTTAATCAGAAATGGAACGCTTGTTGGAAACGTAAATTTTACTTCATACGATACAAATTCTTGCTCACTCTATGACTCGTCAGCAACAACGGTCACTTTTTCGACTAACTCGCAAGTTATTTGGACGGGGCACCTTGGGGAGACAGGGGAAATTGACCATCATTTCACCATGGGCGGACTTGAGGAAATTACTTTGCAGCCTGGCGAGTGGGTTACGCTTGCTGCTAAATCTGTAACTGGTTCACCTTCTTATGTGACGGGCTCAATTAATACACGAGAAGATCAGTAGGGAGACAAACGGCGTTGCGCTGTTTAATATAGTTCAAAGATAATTAATTTCCACAAATGGAAAAAAGGGAAGAAAAAATGGAATTTCTACAAAAAGCACTTGAATTTTTAACTAACATTGATGGTTCGATTCTTATGACTGCGGGCATCGTGGTTGAGGTTGTTTTTAGATTAGTAAAGAGTGACAAGCCTCGTTCATTGCTAAT